ACTCATCTGCAACTCCAGCCTGGTCTACTGCACGTTTAGTGCCGGAGACTGCAACTGTTTTAGCGTTGATCTGTGTGTAGTTACCAAGACGTGAACGGTTACGATCAGCGTCTGCAAGGACTACACCACCGCCAGCACCGTGATCACCACCAGTAGTAGTGCGGCCATCTGGAGTAACTGCATCGAAGTCAGCACCTTGTGCAACACGAGAGTTACCTGGAGCTTTGAGCTCATCTGTTTGCCACTCGTGGTAAATACCAGTAGCTTTTGTTTTGCCGATAGAAGACATGAAAGGTGTTTCATCACGAGTAATCATCGAGATGAAGTTTGCCAGATCCTCTTTTTCGGAGACTGCTGCGCTTGATGCGCCGGAAGGAAAGCGGTTGCCTACTGCGGAAGCCGCTTGTGTTGATGCACCTGAAGTGCCATAACGTCCTGTTGCCATTTTATTTATACCTATATATTAGCCGAATATTGGCTTATCGTGTGGGAGCAAACTTTTTCAAAAACTCGATTTGATCCTCGGGAGAAGCATTTTCTTTGAATGCACGAGCTTTAACTGTTGCTTCCTTGTTTTGTTTACGTTTAGTTGGTGAAGGAGCTTTCTTAGCAGGCATTTTCTTGGCAGGTAATTTAGCACGCTTTTTAGCGCCACTTTCAATACCTTTCTTTAATCGTCTAAACTCATCCACAAATTTTACTACTTGAGGATCTGATACTACATTAACTAATTCTTCGGGCAAGCCTTCTTCCAATGCGAATTCACGCACAGATTGTTGAATAGTCTCGTCCCAGTCAGGAATAATGTTAGTGATAGTATCATTAAAGTGTTTAACTGATTCTTGAAATTGCTGTTGTTGTAGTTGCTGCCGCTGTTGTTGTACCTGAGTTGCGAGTGTTTCTCTCTTGTTACGGGCATTCCAATATTCAGTTTGAGCCTTAGTTTGTTCTTGAAGTAGCTCACCAATCTCATAAGTATCCCCTTCTCTTTGTGCTGTTGCCAGTTTTTGAGAGATATCATGGTACTTTTTCTGATGATTCATTTCTTCAGTGTAAACTTCGTTAGCTACAATTGTTGCTAAGTTTTCTATTTCACCTAGTTTTTGAGTACGCTCTTGCTCTAAAGCTTTACGAGCCTCCCCAATTTCACGACCTTGTTTGCTGAGATGTTGTTTGGTAGCAGAACCAGCAATCCAATCTGATAGAGGCAAAGTAACTTCTTCTCCATCAATTTTATGGGTAACCATAATGTCTTCCAAGTCATCCAGTGCATAAGTGTCAACTTCGGTAGCCTCAGCATCTCCGTCTTCCTTTTCACTGTCTTCCTCTTCTTCATTATCTGGTTCAACATCATCTTCATATTCGGCAGAATCTACAGGGTCTTCAAGGTCTTCATCTGTTCCTGTTTCTTCTGAGTCCATCAATTCAGGCTCGGGTTGAGATTCTTCGGGGAAAGGAACTACACCAGCTTCCTGGAGTATTTCCGATCTATTAAGAATGTCGGCAAGCATCTGATCTTCAGAACCGCTGTTATCTAATACGTCATCCATTTGGGTAGAATTATTTTCTTCAGCCATTATTAATTATCCTCCGTTTTGTTAAGATAAGGGTTATCTTTCCCAAAGTTGGGATTACCTCTTTTCTTTTTAGGAGTATACTCTTCTTGCAGACTAAGCAAGGCAGCTCGATATTCGACCAGGCCCCGTACAATGTTGGCGTCGTTTCTAATACGAGCCGAACCATTAATGTCTGCGATATGTTGGTTAATAAAGTAGTCAATTGAAGATTCAATGTTACTCACTACTTTATCTATTGATTCTCTACTGCTTCTAATCATTGTTTTTGTCCTCACCTAACGTTTCCATAATAGGAATATTACGTCCTTTAGTCTCGATACTAATTAACTTTTCTTTAACGCTTCCAAGCGCCATAGAACAAGCATATAAGTGCTCTCGACTTTTACTTTCGTGAGGTTCTGTCTTCAGCCACTCAATAAAGAAATCCACTAGGATATCTCCGTAGGCTGAATCAAAGAAGCTATTACGAGTGTGTGCAGCAAACTCTGCTTCTTGTAGTGCAATTTGTGATAAACGATCAGGATGCACCTTCTTAGTCATCCTCTTCTCACCTGATTCTCTGTACTTTTCCATAATTTACCTTATAAGCACATCATCCTTTCGGGTAGAGGTGCGGTAGAAGAGGGGGCTACTGCCCACCTCCTCCGATAGCTTGTTGTAGGATTTGAGCTGCTTGAGCAGGATCAATTCCCATTTTCTTAACCATTTCATCTAGTGATTGGTTATCGTTACCTGATGGGGCAGCCTCAATAGATTTAACTATCTCAGCAGCTTTCATCATGATTTCGTCCATATCTCCCGGAGTTGGTAAATGCTCAGGAGGAACTTCCGCTTTAATGGCGGCAGTTTTAAGGCGAGCCCATTCTTGACTGTGACGATCAAGCGCAATAGCTGTTTGCCTAATGTTATCTTGAAGCGAATTATCTGCTTGAACTTTAGTGTAAACAGAGTTAGCTTCTGCTTGTTTAGCTTTAGATTCTTCAACACGGTTATTAATCTCTTTAATCTTAGCCTCTTGTTCGGCTGCGGTTTTCTGTAACTGCTCTGCTTCCTTAATAAACTCTTCTGTAGTATGATCCCGCAAATAGTTTTCCGGTCTCAAGTCTAGAGTATTAAGTAAGTCAAAAGCAATAGTTGCAATGGCATCTGGTTTAATCATACTTCCTGCTCCTGCTTCCTTAAGCATAGGAACTAATTGAGAAGCAACCAGCATTAACTTGTCTCTTTTGTTAGCATTAGAGTTTTCACCCAAGTTAACATCCACTTCAAGCTCAATACACTCTGGAAGATTCTTTAAATCTACATTAAGGATTTCTCCTCTGCGATCAGACATGATAGTAATTTCATCCATGTTGTCACGTATAGTTTTAAATACACCATCACATAGTCTTTTAAACCCGCCTTCTGCAAACTTACGGGCAATATGTTGAATGCGCTTTTGACTTGCATTCATTACCTGGCTCAGCTTCATTTCACTGTTACCTGAAACGTATAGCTCGTCATTAAGTCCTTGTGCGGCTTTAGACATACCTGTTGCTTGTTCTTTGTGCACCTGTAGGTGTTGCAACAAAGGAACTGTACCAGCACTAATAGGGCTTGGAGGTAGATCAGATACTGCCCCCTGCGGATTTCCGTTTGTAGGAATGATTTGCTTGGGTCTTAGGTTTTGCAATGCAGAAAAGTCTACTACGTTAGGGTCTGCCAGCTTAGGAGAATAGTTGGTAAGATAAGTGTTCTCAACAAAACCACGCAGGATTGCAGTAGAAGTAAGAGTGGTTGACCGTGTCATATCTGCTACAGACAAACCAAAGAATTCGTATGGAATTTCAAATGGGCTGAGGGAAGCAAGAGGGACATAGTTACAATCTTCTTCGTGCAGGATAATATCTCCGGCCACAATAAAGTGTTTTAACTCTGCAATACCATCACCATCACGGTCCACTTCCATCCAGCATTCTGTTGCTGCTACGTTACGATTAGCTTCAAGAGCATCATCAGCATCTGTCATCCCTTGCCAGTAAGATTGTCCTGTAACCCGTTTACGTACTGCTACGTCATGAGAGTATACAGTATGATCTTCAGAAGTAGTGGGTAATACCGACCAGTCTTCAAGTCCTTCTGCAATATCAGGATACATTTTACGGATATCTGAACGTGACATCTCTACTTGAATGCCCACAAATGCTGCAGTTTCAATGCTGCTTGCATCTCTTGAAATCAAAAAGTTTTCTGGTGGTACATTTTCAATTTTAACACGAGACATATCATAAGACCTTTTTAGTCTTACATCTTCGTAAGTGTTAGTCATAGGGTTAAAATTTAATTCACCCACTACTTCAACGTCTTTGTCTGCCAGTTTAAGGTCTAGTGCTTCCTCAGTAAGGGAGTCGTACTCTTCGAATTTAGTAGATATATCCTCTACAAAGTCCCAACGGATAACAGAGTTCTTCCACAACAAGGCAGACTTAACCCACGTGTTGAGTAGCTCCCACCCGTTATTCTTCTTAAAGATAGTGTAGTTTACCAGGTCAGAAGCATCGTTAGCTGCAGCGATAGCGGCTGGTGAAGCTGACCAGGACTTAAATTTTGCCAGCCTGTTATTGTTAAACATAAGTTCTGAAATAATTGCAAGGTACGCCTCAATAGTTTCTGTGGTATCTGAAGATACAATTTTAGACACACCATTAGGTCTCAGGTGGCCAGCAGGAAGCCCTGCGTATTCATAAGTAGACTGTAGTCTATCATTTGATAGTTCAGAAGAATTTAAGAAGTCACCAACTGAATTAGCTAC